ATATTAAGGCCTCAACAGATCCAAAGAATCCCTATGGAACATTCGACGTTTTGCTCCGTGAGCTGTATGACACTGACACGTCAACCCATGTCCTTGAGTCTTACACGGGCTGTGACCTGAACCCAGCAAGCCAGAACTACATTGTCAAGAAAATTGGCGATCGCAAGGTGACATTCAACTTTGACACCGCTGAGAACTCAGAGCAGCGCCTGCTCATCAGCGGTAAGTTTCCAAACGTCAGTCGCCGCGTGCGTGTCATTGTGGACTCACGTGTCGATGCCAAGACAGTCCCAAGCTCAGTCCTTCCATTCGGATTCAGGGGCATTCCTGTCATTAGGACTTCGCAGACCCTGACTGACACAGCAAGCACGCTGTCTGTTGGTGGCAAGACTTACGGCACGCCAGGCGAGCTTCCTCGCCTCACATGCGTCTCACCCACCGACACCGACCTGACAGGATCAATCGTTCCTCCCCTTCCTTTCCGCTTCAAGGCGACCCGCGGCCTTGTCAACGGATCGGACTACGTCGGCTCGCCAGGAATCCTCGAGATCCCTGACTCACGCCTCCACTGGGGTGTCAAGTTTGAGAAGCTGATCCCGTCAGGCACCACGAGCGGCAAGGTCCTGGACTCTGTCATGGATGCAAACGCTGGACTTGAATTCAACCCTCTGATCACCGCCTACTCAAGGATGCAGGGAATCGAGAAGCTCGGTGTGCTTGTCACAGGCTCCCATGCTGACGCCTTCAATGCAAACAAGTTCACGATGGCGAGGGTGGCCCTGTCCAACCAGACGACCTCTGAGCTGACTGGTACCATTGAGCAGCACATGAAAGAGACTGCGTACATTCGCAACGGCGACCCAAGTTCAGTTGACTACAGGATCAACGACTCATCGCTCAACAGGTTGACATTTGCTTCACTGCTCAACAGCTCTGCGAACACGTTCAACAAGTTCTCATCGTACGCCAAGTTCTCAAACATCTTCTACGGTGGATTCGACGGTGTCAATATCCTCGACAGCTCTGCCGCAATGCTTGGAGACAAGGCAACCTCGACTGAGTCCGATGGTCGCGCTGCTTCTGGATCACCGTCGACCGAAGTCACTGGACTCGGTTACAATCCGGGTGGAGCAGGCCTCAAAAACAACGCTGTCAACTCTTACAGGATCGCTGCGAAGCTGATGACCGACTCAATGACGACCAACGTCAACATGATCGCAGCGCCCGGCATTCGTGAGCCGCTCATCACTGACTACATCACACGTCGCCTTCCAAGCTATGCCCTTGCGATGTATGTCATGGACGTCCCAAGCTACTCAGACTCAAATGTCAGGGTCTTCGAGGGATCAGGACTGAAGCCCAATGTCACCAGGACTGCCGACGCACTGACCGCCAGATCACCTGATACGAATTATGTCGCGACTTACTTCCCTGAGGTCTATGTCAACGATCAGATCTCTGGCCACAGGGTCAAGGTTCCTGCGTCTGTCGCGGCGCTTGGCGCCCTGGCATACGGTGACAAGGTCGCCTATCCTTGGTATGCGCCCGCAGGCTTCAACAGGGCCGCGCTTGACTTCGTGTCAAACGTTGATGTCAGGCTGAGCACGAGCGATCGAGACTACCTCTATGAGAATCGCATCAATCCAATTGCCACATTCCCCGGAAGCGGATTCGTGATCTTTGGACAGAAGACCCTGCAGCTCTCCAAATCGGCGTTTGATCGTGTCAATGTCCGCAGGCTCTTCCTGGAGCTCAAGCGTGTCATCCAGAGTGTCGCCCGTGGTCTGCTCTTTGAGCCCAATGATGCGACAACGAGGAAGCTCTTTGTCGAGCGTGCCACCCCACTCCTGAGCCTGATCAAGGCACAGGCCGGCGTTGATCAGTTTAAGATCATCTGCGATGAGACAAATAACTCTCAGGCAGACGTTGAGGCGAGCAGGCTCAATGGCAGGATCATAGTTGTTCCGACAAGAGCCGTAGAATTTATCGCAGTCGACTTTATCATTACGCCCGCAGGCGTTGAGTTCGTCTGATTCAGAATAGTTAAGCGTGAAGGAGATTACATGGCAGCGCCAGGCATAAAACTAACAGAGATCGATAACACAGGTCTAGTCATCGAAGCACAGCCCTCGGGCAGGGCAGCGGGAGTTATTGGAACAGCAAACCAGGGCATCGCGTTTGTCCCGATCACTGTTGCCAATAACGATCAGCACGAGACGGAGTTCGGCTATGGAGACGCGCTTGTCAATGCACCTTTAGCGATGCACCAGTGGCTTGTCAATGCAAACGCTGGAACATATGTTCGAGTGCTCGGCGCCGGCGATGGAAACATGAGGACAACATCCGGTGATAACACTGGTAAGGTCAACAATGCTGGCTTTGTTGTCGGCTCACAGCTCGTCCAGAATTCAACAGGACAGCTTGCCAACAATCCCTATGCCACTGCCGGAGGCGTAGAGGGTCGCACTTACTTCCTGGGCTGCTACATGTCTGAGAGCGCAGGCTCCTGGGTCCTGTCTGATGCTGGTGTCCAGTCATCAACCGCTGCGCAGCCAATCATCCGTGGCGTGATATTTGCCGCATCTGGTGTTCAGATCACAGTCTCAAGCTCGGCTCCTGGCCAGTCGTCAGACACTTACTCCTCAGCCGCCACGACCGCCTCTCCTGCCAAGGGATGGTTTACTGGCTCCCTTGACCTCACCACGACCGATCAACAGTTTGTGCTCTTCTTGAACGGCCACAATAACACTGGAAATGGAAGCATAATCACTGCTTCTTTCAATCCGACCTCCAAAAACTACATTGCAAACCAGCTAAACACAGAGCCAAATCGCTTTGAAGAGTGTGGTCATATCCTCTACACTCACTACCCTGTCCTTGACTCATACGCAGTCCCGACAGGATCAGGCGTCGCAGCTGAGTCCCTGATTCGTCGCCAAAGCGTTTCAACGGCCATTGAAGAGATCGTCTTCTGCATGACTGGATCGCAGGCAAGAAATAACGGAACGTCTGTTTTCCCCAACTACGACGGTTTTGAGGACAGGTACGCTCATCCAATGACTCCGTTCATTGCGTCACAGAACTTTGGCTCAACGCGCTATGATCTCTTCAAGATCCACGCTCGCTCGGATGGCGAATTTGCAAATGAGCTTTACAAGATTGCGATCACAAATATCAAGTATCCTGCTTCGTCAGGCTACGCTAAGTTCACTGTTGACATTCGAGACTGGAATGATACCGATATCACTCCAAGTGTTTATGCATCGTATGTAGACTGTGACCTCGATCCAGACAGCGCGAACTTCATCGGCAAGAAGATCGGCGATCAAAACATCTACTTTGACTTTGACCGCACCGTAGACGCTCAGAAGGTCGTCGAAGAGGGCCTCTATGGCAAAGTTTCACGTAGGGTTTGGGTTGAAGTCTCAGATGCAGTGGCGAACAAGCTGGTTCCAACCAACACAGTGCCGGTTGCAAGTCGTGGCTACTACCACCTTGTGACATCTGGCTCTGGCTTCATGTCAACAGGCAGCTCATCGTACCTGAACGTTCCGATAACGAACGCCAAGGAGATGCCAATCCATTTCCGCAAGAGCATTAACTCAGCTGCGGCTCCTGGCGATGAAGCAGCCGTTGCTGAACCGAAATACTGCTGGGGACCTCAGTTTGAGATCTCAAACAGCCTGACTCGTCCAAACGATGGCACGACCGTCGCAATGAAGCAGATGTCTGCCTACGCCAAGTACTTCCCCAAGTACCACACAGTCTATCAGAATCCTTGGGTTGGCGACAATGCAGGGGCTTCAATGGTCAACGGCTCAGTCGTCGATGCTGACCTTTTCAACAAGAATCTCTTCTCACTTGAGAACATTCAGATCCAGACAGGCTCTGACGGCCTGCCCGATTCAACCCGTTGGGATGAAGCCGTCTACCAGAGGGACGGTGTCCTTGACACAACCCTCGGCGGCAGGTTCATTGATGTCACGACAGACCTCAGCGTCTCAACGAACTCCCAGTACCTCAAGTTCATCTCGTTCATGCAGGGCGGCTTCGACGGCACCAACCTCTTCGATCAGGACAGACATTACATGCGTGATGCCGCCATCCGCCGTGAGATGGATAACACCAATCAAGGAGAGCTCTCAGGACCCACGGTCGCCGCATACCGCAAGGCGATTGACATCCTCAGCAATAAGACGTACTCAGACATCAGCCTGCTGGCAATTCCTGACATCAGGCATCCCGCGGTGACTGACTACGCCCTGAATGCCATGCAGACAAAGTTCGACGCCCTCTACATCATGGACGTTGAGATGAAGGATGACAACAACAATTACGTCACAGCGTCAATTGCTGCCTCAGGAGACTCATACCCTTCCATCAATATCTCGAACACGACCGCAAGGTTCAAGAACAGGGGCCTCAACAACTCATTCGGAGCGGCGTACTTCCCTGACCTGCTCGTTGACGTTGACCCAGGCACCGGCGTCTCCATGTCAACTCGCCTGCCGGCCTCAACGATGGTCCTCGGCGCCTACGCGAACAATGATGCGCTGGCATTCACGTGGACAGCTCCGGCCGGACTCAACAGGACGAAGATCCCGGCCACAAGCCTGTCGACCCTGTTCCTGAGCAACAACATCGACACAATCTATGACTCTGGCATCAACCCCATGATCAGCACGAGCGACGGCATCATCATCAACGGTCAGAGGACACTTCTCATCGAGGGATCTGCCCTGGATCGTGTCAATGTCCGCCGCCTCCTGATCGAGGTTCGCCGCCGCGTCAAGGCCGTCGCCTACTCTCTCCTGTTCGAGCCCAACAGGGAGTCGACGATCGCTCGCTTCAACGCCGCGGTGACCCCGATCATGAAGCAAGTTCAGTCACAGCGCGGCGTCGAGAGATATCGCGTCCAGATCGACGCCACGACGACAACTCAGGCCGACATCGAGAACAACACCATCCGCGGTAAGATCTACCTGCAGCCCACGAAGGCGGTTGAGTTTGTCTCAATTGATTTCGTTGCGACCAATGCAGCATTCTTCTAACAATTAATCCCTCAACAGAATAGTTAAGACACAGGAGACAATATGGCCGAGACGCTATCAGTCACAGACATGCTACCGAATAAGTTCGAACCGAAGAGAAAAAACAGATGGGTTTTCTCGATTGAGGGCATCGACGCTTATCTGATCAAATCAACAAAGCGCCCAAGAGTCAAGACAGAAGAGAAGGAGATTCCCTGGATCAACTCTCGTCGTTACATCGCCGGCAAGACCACGTTCGAGACCGTCGATGTCGTCCTCTACGACGCGATCGCTCCCTCCGGCGCCCAGCAGGTGATGGAGTGGATCCGCACCCACTTCGAGTCGGTGTCTGGCCGCGCAGGTTACGCTGACTTCTACAAGCGTGACTGCCAGCTCAAGATGCTCGATCCCGTCGGCACTGTCGTCGAGCTCTGGGATATCAAGGGCGCTTTCATCACATCGGCAGGCTTCGGTGACCTCGCTTATGACGGTGATGAGCTGATGGAAATCTCTCTGACACTTCGTTTTGACAACTGCGTTTTGCAATATTGACATGATGATTCGATAAAATAATCTGTCGAATTGATAAGTCATCTGGTTCATGGTATGCTTGGTATCATGAACCAGATTTCTTTTAAATGACCTTCCTTCGCTGCAAGTTCACTAGA